TGCAGACTGTATAATTGCAGAATTTGAAGAAAAATTGAAATAAAATGGATGAAAGGAAAATTCTTTTGTTTAAGAAGGGGTGTTATGATGTTGGAACACGTTTTTCTTTTATTGTAAATGGTAAGATTATCGAAACAGTCATAATTGATGTAATGATTGATTATCATAAAAGCATCAATTATGAAAAGCATTCTGTAAGGTATCATTTTTGCACTATGGATAAACATACATTCGATGAATTTTCGGAAAGAGAATTAGAAGATATGATACATAGAGGGATTGTTATATATATTGAGTAATTGAAAAAGCCATGAAAGGAAATATATTTGACAAAATAAGAAAAGCATCTAATAAATACATAGAGTATATGGTTGCTTGTGACTGTGTAGCCAAAGAAGCACAAAAACATATAGATTGGGACAATAATGTTTCGTGTGAATATTATCCCGGTGATGGAATATGTATAATGATAGACGAGCATGTTTGTTATGCTAATACATTCTTTGACTTGGTAGAAGAATCAGAAAACGGTATGCTTGATAGGGGAACTTTTATGAGAAATTGTATTTGACATGGAAAGATATAGGATTGTGAAAGAAATAGGGTATAGCGGCTGTATTCCGATAGTCGTGTATTGCGTACAAGTCAGAAAAGACAAACGTCTTTCGTCTGAATGGGTGAATGTAAAGGGGTTTGATACCTATAGGAAAGCAAGAGAGTTGTTGTTTGTTTTAAACGGTGATTGATATGGAAATAGTTCCCGATTTGATAAAAAGTAATCTATCTAAAAACCAGGTAGAATATATTCAAAAGAAACAGCATGAATATAAATTGACGAACAAGAAGAGGAGGGTTCCGGGACATATTTTATTTTCATTCAATCTGAAAACGAAAGAGATAAAGAGAGCTTCTATTACCAAAGAAGTTTCAATTGGATTAAACGGGAAACCTATAATGAAAACTAAAATAGTTATTGAGCCGGATTGCTATTACGAACAAGCTTTGAATGAAAAGAATTTTAGAAAAAGATTAAAGAGGATTGGGTTAATATGAAAACAATTAAGATTTCAAATTTGCAAGAAGGAGATTTGTTCATGTACAAAGGTGTAATGTATGAAATTGTACATAAGGACAAATGGGAAACATATTGTAAATATATCAACGATAAATATTCATTAGGAGGATGGTTTTCAAGTGAATATCTTTATTGTAAATTTAGTAATTATACAAAAGTAGAGATTTAGATGCTATGAGTAAATATAGATACAGAGAAGTAAAGAATTATATCCACAACGAATTAAAGTTGACTAAAGAGGATATAAAGGAAATTATGATTCCAATTGTGAAAGAGGAAGTTAAACGTATCTTTCAAAACACCTATGGGAATGATGTCGATATAGAGAGGTGGGTTCGTTGTATGGTTTCCAACGAGATACAAAGACATGGTGATTACTCTATGATAAGGAATTTGTGCAGGGAGATAATTAAGGAAGAAATTGCCGATAGGTTGTCAATTGATATAAGTCTTAAAAAGAAAGAGGGGTAAAATATGCAGGACGAAATTTCTTGGAACGATAATACTCGTTATGATATTTATAATCCATATGTTGATATTTCTCCTTTAGAACCATGTGATGCACCTAAAATGAGAAAATATCGTCCAAAAGATGATAGATGTACAAACAAGCAGATTGCGAAACGCAGGAAGAGGAATAAGAACCGTAAAACACATAGGAAATGAGCAGGTTTGAGAAAGAGATACTTCCTTTCATGGAAGAGGAAATTATGCGAAAACTCCGTACATACAACGTGTACAGTATAAAGGAGTATGAAGACATACGGAAGGCAGTGAGGTATTCAATCAGATTTTGTAAGAAAAATAAAATTATTCGATATTGTATTTGATTATGGAAGTAAAGAACGGAATAATAATAGACGGAGTGTTGCATGAAGCTGAGAATTATCCAAATGACCATGAATGCAAGATATGTTCTCTTCACAAGGAATGTAATGAATTAGAGAATCGTTGTGATGAATGGATTTGCAGGCTTATTGATTGTAGGTATTTCGTCAATCGTGGCAAAGTAACGGATATTAAGATAGATAAGGAGGAATAACAATGGAAAGCGATAAACTTATATTAGATGCTTGTTGTGGCAGTAGAATGTTTTGGTTTGACAAGCATAACCCTTTGGTTTTATTTGTAGACAAGCGTTCAGAAACACTTACAGCTAAGGACAAAGATAGAATCAGAACTATAGATGTAAAACCGGATGTGATAGCCGATTTTACTAATTTGCCGTTTGAGGATAATTCTTTTTATATGGTGGTGTTTGACCCACCTCATTTAAAAACACTTGGTGAAACCTCATGGATGGCTAAGAAATACGGTAAACTGCCAAAAGATTGGAAATCACTTATACACGACGGATTTGCCGAGTGTATGCGCGTCTTGAAACCTAATGGAACGCTCATTTTCAAATGGAACGAAAGTGAGATAAAAGCTTCAGAAGTTTTGTCCGTTATCCCTTTTAAGCCTCTATTTGGACATACCACTGGAAGGCAGAGCAAAACAATATGGATGTGTTTTATGAAGAGAGAAGACGATGAATAATACAGAAGAAAAGCATTGCAGTATATGCGTGCATTATGAGATATGTGCCAATTTTCAGATGTATTGTCACGCATTGAAAAGACGCATAACGGCAAGAAAGCAGGCGAAGAACTGTAAGTATTTTGAATATAGATGGAGGAATAAATAATGCATCAGTGTAATTATTGCTGTTGGTATAACGAAAGATACGGGAATTGCGATTGTCCGTATGTAATGAAGAAGTCAGCTTGTGATAAAGCTAAAAAGGAGAAAGAAAGGAGTGAGAAATGAAATTAAAACATCCATTAGATTGGTATAACGAAAACACACCATCAGAAGATGAAGAATACGAAAAGGGATGTCTATCTATCGCCTTGATAGTAGCAATCATTTTCATTGCATTAACGGTTGTAATTTTATCTTACGAATTATGAAATCAAAACAAGTATTGTCAATAGAACAAATGAAGCACTTGCAGGAGCTTGGATTAGATACAAGTGATGCAAGTATGTGCTGGTGTCGCGCTATCTCACATAAATCTGTAACGTGGGAGCTTGAAATCTATGAGTATGTAATAAACCAAAAACTGGATTCTAATTTTTGGGAAACAACCCCTACTTACACTTTGCAGGACATTCTGGATAAGTTACCAGAATCAGTACAGGTATATGATTTGTACATATTTAAGAAAGTAGGGTTGTGGTGGCTCAAATATGTAGACGTAACGAATAATGGAACCGTTCGTTTAGAAAAAATGCCGAAGTTGATAGATGCAGCCTATTATATGCTGTGTTGGTGCATTCAAAAGGGGTTTGTTAAAACTAATAAGGAGGTTAAAGATGGAAGAAAAGAAAATTGATTGGGAACAGAGGCGTTATGAAATAGCGAAAGCCGCAATGCAAGGATTTTGTAGCAATTCACAGAAACAATTTATAAATGTTGATTCAAGTATAATAGCAAAATTGAGTATTTGTTTCGCTGATGCACTGATAAAGAAATTGAAAGAAGAATAATCATGGAAGCACATGTAATGAAACTTGAAAACAACTGTGTAATTGTTGACGAGGAATATTTTAACGAGATAAAGAAGCAGTCAGAATTTAACCAGGAAAGGATAAACGAGATTGCAGAGGAAAAGTTTTTGGAATACGTCAAAGAAAGCGGTATCAAACTTTCCTACGAAGTGAACGGAACACCTTATATATTTCATCATGACTTGTTGAGTGAATTGAACTATGAGGAAAGAGGATATCCGGAATCCGTGTCAGAAAAGGTGAAGCATGTTATTGCAGATGATATAACCGAGGCTTTGAATGATAAGTTTAAAGGACTGAAAGACGAGGCTTTGAATTATGCCTTAAGTGAGTTTGACAAACGGAAACACGGTTTAGAGGCTACTGTAAAAATATGGAAACATTTCGCATTAATCTTTATCATTACGACTATTATTCTAACAATTAGACTATTTTTATTGTGAAATGATGTTAAACAACCTACATTTTACACATAAGCACTTGCGTATGTCATAACATAATCTTATCTTTGCATTGTGAGATTAAGAGATGATAAGTCAAACAAATAAAAAGATAAGGTTATGAAAGCAAGATTTTTAGAAAAGTTCATCATGATGGAGTTTGTAAAAGGGAATTTGGATTCACAAGAACAAGTTAATGAAATGATAACTCTAATACAAAAGAAATTGGGTATATCGGTAGAGAATGCAGGAGATTTTTTAAGAAAAGCGGTTGGATTGATTTAACAATAACAATTTGTTTTCTTCATATTATAGGGCTATGTTTGCAGCTCTAATTTTTTAAATCTAAAGAAAATGGCACAAAAATTGTCTGCCGGATTCATGGCAGAATTATTCAAGCTTGTATATATGGATTTGAGTATTACCCGGATAGTGGTAAATCATCTGACTTATCAGTTAATACCCAAAGAGTGGGCAGGATTCAAATTTCTATTAAAAGAAGCTACGGAGGTATTAAAAGAGAAAGATAAGGTTCCTTCTTTAGGTGTTGTTTCGCAAAAATACGCTGACAGCGATTTTGTAATCGAGGCGGTAGATGCTGTACAGTCAGCCGCCAAAGTAGACAAGGAAATCATTATAGACCAGTTGGAAGCATATATTAAAGACGTGGAATTCCAGCTACTTTCTAAAAAAGTACATGATTTGTACGAAGAAGGAAAGAAGGAAGATGCTATACGGGTAAATGCGGAAGAGAGCCAAAGAATATTGTCCCTATCATTAAGGCATGAAGCAGGTGGTTTCCAAAAGGTTTTTGCCGATTTTGACAAGAGAATGAGAGGAAGACGGGAAGAGGAAGACGGGGAAATTCCGTCACGTGTAATGTTCGGACTTGATAAGATAGATGATATTTCAGAAGGTGGTGCCACGATAGAAGATACCGTATTATGGATTATGAGGTCGGGTGTGGGTAAATCAACTGCATTAAGATATCATGGGATGCAGGCAGCCTTTGATGGACACCCGGTCTTGCATATACAGTTGGAGGGTGGTGCGCGTGCGTGCCTGGAAAGATACGACCAGTTCTGGACGGGACAAAAATACGGGAATATCCGAAAGGGTGTCATAGATGATAAGCTGGCAGAAAAGCTTGACAAGGCGTTTGAAAACATAAAATCCTATTCTAAGGACATAGATGTATATTCGTTTGAAAAATTCGGGCAGGCTACAATGGTGGATGTCCGTAATGTGATTGTATCTTATTACAAGAAAAACGGTTATTATCCGCATGTATTGATATTGGATTCTTTGGACCTTGTGGCAACCGGGACAAATAGAGTTGTAGACAACGACCCTACATTCAAAAAAGAAAAATTACAGACATGTGCACAACTTTTGAAAAACTTATGTGTAGAGTTTAAAATGGTGGGATTTACGGCAGCACAAGCTGGGAATGTGCCGTTGGAAATATGGGACA